ACCCACTGATTCCTACTCGCGGGATCTTCCACGAAATGCCCAATCGCTAGGAGATATCCGGTCAGTTCGCGAATGATCCAGTCGGCGAATTCATTTACCATAGATCTCCTTCAAGATTCTGGGAACGTGTGGAACCACACTGGAGAATCCCTTGGCCAAGAATTTGGGTTCCCCAGCCGGGTCCCAGTATTTCCCTCTCCCTGACCCCCCGCCGAATGCACGGGGCTTCTGGGGACCGAAGTCCGAATGGTTACTCGTCATCCCAAAACCTTTTCTTGGCTGCCCCTTCAGGGTTCCCGGGGCCTCGTGGACCCACAGAGCATATTCGGCGGTGTATCCCACCCGACCCATACTATCGTTCAGCATCACGGGTCCGAAAGAACTGTTGATCAGAAACCCCGTGTCAATCGGAACCATCGTGGCTCCCGCGGCTTGCCCCTCTCTCAGAATCGCGAAGATCGCCTTCTGTGTGGTATCTTTGGAAATCTCATCGAGCTTGGATCTGATGCGAATCCGGGTTTCCTTAATCCCTTTAACTGGCATGAGTGGTCAATTTGAAATCAGGAGTATCGTTGAAGGCAGTCATCTCCCAGAATGTTCGATGGCGAATCTCTTCCCAACCATTCGAACCATCAAACTTGATCAGGTCCAGATATTTGGGTCGCTCGTCCTCGGTATATACAATGTGATTGGCAAGTAATTCTTTCTCCCCGTCCTTCACACGGTCCTGAGATGTGGCCGCTACCACATTACAATCTATCTCATACTCACCTCCATAGGTAGTCTCTCCTGTTCGTTGATCCACACTCACGTACGGTTTGACTGTGGCCTTGAAGGTGTAGCTCCACCGGGCTATCGAACTCATGTCATGCAACCCCCGGTAGCCGTCCAAATTCCCGCGAATGACTCCTCGAGGGGAGAATCCGGAATCAGGTCATTTGTGCAGCCTTGCGTATCCAGGGACCTCAGCATGGCGAGAGTGCTCTTCCACCGGTCCTGATACCCCTTGAACAGGAATGACTGCGAGGCCCCACTGGGGCGGTCTGTGACCTTACCTGGCGATCCGCACTGACTATTGCCAGGAGGGAAACCAGGTAGAGACGGATGAGTTCCGCCACACCTGGTTCGTAGTGTTCGTCGAGACACTGGTTCACTGAGTTGGCCCGGTCGACGAGGAGAACCAGGACGACATCGGGCAACGATACACCGATGGCGGCGAGATATTGCTTGGCGTCGTCCAGGTTCATCAGTCTTCCTTTCTATTACGCCGGCGTCGGCGTCTGGTGGGGGTCTCCTCAGACGATTCAGAATCTCCTTCAGTCGACTCGTCATCTTCCTTAGTGGACTCATCCACTTCGGTCGACTCGTCCACTTCAGTCGATTCTCCTTGGGGGACAGCGGCTTTCGGAGTTGCCACCTGAAGGGTGCCCAGGGGTCGCACGTTCGGCTTGAAAGCCGGATGAATACGGTCAACCTCGATAATCTGACCTTTGGACACCCCGTGCCACGGTCGGATCACTTCGAATTTCGCCATAATCAATCCAGGTTGGCCCCGTAGACCACACCACTCAGACCTTCGCCGTCAGTCTTGACTTGCAGGCCCATCGCCCCCATGATTTGGAAGTTGTAGTTAGTCTGAGGCAGAGGACGAGGCAGGGGCACGACACCCGTGGCCATACCCACCAGCGGAGTCACCACGTCGCGACGGCGCTGATAACCCAGAAACTCGTTGCCACTGAGGGCGAACGTGGACCGGATTTCATCGACCGGGGCGAATGGCAGAATCGCCTGAAGAACGGTGCCGGTGATAATGGCGTTGTTCCCGGCACCCATACTGATGAGGTAAGGTCGGGCCAGGTTGGCCATAATCTGGGGACTGACCCACAGAACCGTATACTTGTCCACCTTGTTGTTCCGGGCATTTTGGCCGAATGCACCCGTGCTGAAGAATTTGATGATATCTTCAGCCGAGGCACTGGTCAGGTCGATATTCGCTCCGCCCCCACTGGAACCCAGATTGATCTTGCTGGTGTTCCGATGATTCTTCAGACCCTGGCCGGGATAACCCTCGACCTTGATTGCCTCGGAACCGCCCAGGACGTACTGAACGATCTTGCGGTTGTAGTGGCGCAGCTTGGCTTCCTGGCTGTCGAGAACCAGATCGATCCCCACAGTCTGCAGACCGGCCCCGTGACGCCAGTTGACGCCATATCCCGCGGTGAATACCGGAATGGGGTCACCATCACTGTCGTACTCGGTGTGGTCGAAACTGTACGGGGCCTGACCGTCCATACTCACACTGACATCATCAGCGATATCACCAACGATATTGTAGAGTTTGGCAGTCTTCCCAATCGGAAGCGTAGTCTGAACCTGGAGCAGATCATTGACGATCTCCATACCGGTTTCTTGATTGCGCATCTCGATTATCTGGGCGTCGACTTCCTGCCAGAAAGTTTTGCCCAGACCGGCGGCCTCATTCGCGGCCAGCATAACCGGGGTCATCGTAGGGCGATACCGTTCGACCATGGCGGCTTGGTTTGCGTTGAAGATATTCCGGTTCGCCCACAGTTCATCCCACTGTGCACGCATCCGTCGATCCCGCAACGATTTTGCATCGAAGAACATGTTTTTCCTTTACTGATTGCTGATGTTGAGGGTGATAGTATCGGTCTTGCCGGAATTCGATACGCTGGTGGCGGTGATAACGACCGAGCTATTGTTGCTCACTGCAGTCACGAGACCGTTCTCGTCAACAGTTGCTGCACCATCCCCACTGGACCAGATAACCGCCGGATTCGATCCCGCCGGCAGAACCGTAGCATACAACTGCAAAGTACCGCCAGGCGTGGAGATACCCGTCGCGCCTCCTTCAGCAGTGATGGTAACACTGTCGACTTCAGGCAGTCCTGGTTGTGCGCGCATCCTCACTCGAATCAGGCCGGGACCGCTAAGCACGACATCGTCTTGCGAGTAACCCATAATGGGGTCAGTGTCGCTGACGTTGTACGTGCCCTTCTCCCCGTCGAATCCGACGGGAGCATCTTTGGCATAAGTACCCGCCACACACAGGACGGCCAGTTCTCGACCCTCCTCGACGTATTCTCCCACCACACTGTCACCGGCAGGAATATCATCGGCGATTCCCAGACCCTGATGAGTGCCGGGATGAACCACGTACAGACGACCGGCGGGATCAGTGGCTTTCACGAACATACCGGCGACCATTCCCACGAGAGTTCCCGGAGTCAAATCGGTTCCAGAGACACGGGTCTCGGTAACGGACTTACCATCAAGATTGATTCGGCGATACCGCATTACTCTTCTCCCTTGAAGTAGCTGTCCGGGTCAGGGGCGCCAGGTTTCTCCTCAGGCTCACCTGAGTTTCCCGCCAGTGATGCCGCCTTACCACACTGCTTATAGAGTGCGTCCAGGGCATTGCCGGTCAAACCCTCGGCGACGTCCTTCCCGAACTTCTCGGCGACTGCGGTACGCTTCTCGGTTTCTGCCGCGCGTTCCGAAGCCGTCAGGCGTTCGTTCAATGCATCCTGATTGGATTTCAACTCAGCAACTTGATCAGACAAGGGCTTGATGATATCACCTATGTCGGCTTTGATGGCCTCGCGGAGCTTGGCCTGGTCTTTCTCGTCCATATCGGACTTCTCCTTTGGTTCACCGGATTCAGGCCGGCCCCTGTTCCCGAAAATCAATCGGTTGAGTTTCAGCGCCCAAGTTTCTTTTCTTTTGACTGGGACTCCCTGGGCGCTGAATGTGATTTTGTCCCCGTCAATCTCATACTCGTAAAGTTCTGCTTCTCCGTTCTTGACCACCACCGCCTGATTCTGGGTGAAATCGGCGATGTAGACAAAATCGTCTGGAAACAAGGCAGAGGCCGCATCGTTCAGAGCAGTCATGCGCTCCCCGAACGTTTCTCCCTCCAGAACCCCTGCATTCGCCACTGGGCGGGCGTCGGCGGCGTTCACCAGTAGACCTACCCCCTGCTCGGGCGTAGCCGCCCCTGGCTCATCCAGGAGGATCGCGTCATGGTCTATCGCCTCGATCTTCGCAACCCAATCATAATCGGCGTCGTCAGGAGCGGGCAATTGCTCCAGAAATACCGCCACAGAGGTGTGGATTGGAGGGACGTCCTCGCCTGAGTCCAGGGCTTCTACACGCTCCAGGAGTCGGCGACCGCCTTCGGTATTCTTGGCGAATTCCACGTCGAGCCATTTCTCGAGGAATATCCGATTACCGGATTTCTTGACATTCCGGTTCCAGGCCCCGACGTGTCCAACGTTAATCCCTTCAGGCGAGAAAGCACTGACGAATTGACCATCAAGAGTGGGATGTCCGAGCGGGGCCAGGGTCCCTTCAAGTTCCTGGTAATGAGCGTCGATTTCCTTAGCCGGATATAGCCCCCCATTCATGATCACATTCCCTGGCAGGGTATAGCTGGGCATCACGATATGTTCGCGACCGTTCAGAGTTTCCCGACGGATCGACTCGGCATTAACCCGGGTCCGGATGTTGACCTGTACTCGCCCCCGATTAACGGCCAGCTTTCTCTTCTTCTTCTTCACGAAGTTTCTCCTGTTCATAAATCTCACGTTGTGCTACTAACCGTTCCACAGTACTCGGAACCAGGGGCTCGCCTTTCTCATCCACCATTACCGTGACCGTGGTACATTTGCAGTTTATCGAGTTGACTCCCTCTGCGAACCAGTCACGGACTTGGTCTCGGGTAAACAGTCTCCCATGTCTCGCGGCGTGATGATCCCGGGTGGTAGAACTAAGAGCACTGATATGAACCTCTCGAGTTTTCAGGTTCAGGGTCCTATCAGCTTCTTCGCCTTCGTCCCATCTCGCCCGACGAAGGGCGGTGTTAATCTCGGTTCTCGCGATCCTCTCAGCCCGAGGGTACGCCAGTTTAATCCCTTTGGTGAGCATCTCGGCGATAACCCTGGGGTTCTTTCCCCTCGCCATCCCGTCGGCCAGTATCCGGGCCATATTCGATTTGGCATCAGTCGAGATACCCCTCATTCCCTCGAATACCCTGGCCCTGACCAGAATCACCCGTCGTTGATATGCTGGTTCAGAAAGAACCTGTTTCAGAGTCCCCCTGGTCGCCTCATACGCCGGGGACTGTCGGGACAGGTTCTTGACTGCCCTGGCGGTCCCTCTCTCGAACGACTGCTCGACATAATTGTTCCACAGCCAGGGATCTTCGGGACCGGCTTCAAGCAGGATCTGGTCGAGTAACTGCCCGAGATCCTCGATCTGCCCCGGCCATAACTCGTAGACATACCGACTGGCGTTAACGATTACCTCCTGACTGGGTATTCTCTCCAGGCCGGCGATATATTCGTCTTTCGCCTGTCGTAATCTCCTTCGCCACTCTCGGGACGCTTTCTCGATAAGAGATTCTGTTCCCTCCGGGTCGTGATCTCGTCCCGGCGGTATTATCGGTCCATACTGACGACGGCGAGGCATTACTCAGCCTTCGGGCTATATCCTGCGGCCGTCCGAATTTCAGCAGCCGTGAATGGCTCACTCGCGGGATCGAACGCCCGAGCGTTAATCGCACTCATCTTATCGGCACTCTCCAGTTTCTGCGAGGAAGTCTGCTCATTCAGGTTATCCCACACCACCGCGAAAGGCTGTGGATCGATGATTTTGATCCGGGCCAGGTGGTGAATGAAATCCTCTATCTCGAATGACAAATCCCCACGTCGAGACTGGCAGCGGGAATGAAAATACTTGAGATCTTCGGTGCTGGCCCTCTCGCCGGTCTGATTCCCGATGAGTATCTTCTCCGGAATATCCAGGGCCGCACTGATGGTCTTGATATTCACCGAGTACGTTGCCTCCGGGTCCGCCACCGGTGACGTGAGTGGGGCCACCTGCGCGCCCTGGGTGATAAGCATCTGGTCGTTGCCGCGGTTAATCTCGCGAGCGGCCTCGTTGAATTTCTCCTGTAACTCCGGTAGAGGAACTCCATACGTCGCCGCGATACTCTTGAGATCAATATCCTTGTCGAAATTGACACTGATCTGACGAGATGCGTTCTTCAAGAATGATTCACCAGAACCGCCCTCGACTTTCTCCAGGGTGATGAAGGTATTGAATGCAGGCTCCAGAAAGGCGATAGCGCCCTCGTGCCAGTCCCCGAGGACGAATATCCGGTCGGGGTGAACCTCGACCTCCCGCTGTCCCTGGGTCTCCTTATATAACCATTTTCGGGGCATCCCGTAGTCAGGGCTCGAGGTATCTCGGACGATATCTTTCGGCTGCAGGGCCCCGGCCCAAACAGGGGTGATTTTCGTCAGGGCGCTCGACTGGCGAGTAACGGGTTTCTCCCAGGTCTCATTATCTGCGACATGCAGAATCATCCCCGAGTATCGGTTCACCATTCTCCGACGGTCGGCCTCTTTCCATTGACGCCATATCCGGGCGGTGAGAACCTGGCCGACTTGTTTCTCCCATTGGGTGGTATCGGCGGACTCATCATCTTTGGTTCCCTGGATTATCTCAGGGGGGGTCAGCCAGCAGGTATCGATTATCTTCCCTACTGCCCCATGAGCTACCCCACCACGTTTGAACAGCCGATACAGGAGGGCATTGGTGACATCAGCGGGCCACCCGAATTCACACCATGCCTGGGTGCGTTTCTGGTCCAGGGACAGGCCAGCATCGAGTAACCCTTGCCGAGCTCGCGCAATGGCACTGGTTCCCTGATTGACTGCCAGAGTCAGAGCATAATCAACAGCTTCTTGTAAACTCATCTCAACCTCGTCGGCAGCAGTAATCCCGCGGGTTGCGGTTTAGATAATTTATTGAAAGCCCCACTACTCGCATCAACCTGGTCCTTGTATTTCCCCTGAGGGAACTCGCGTACCTCTTTGAAGTACTCCTTATTCCAACCCCCGCGAACCACTCGGAAATTACCAGCCTCGACCTGAACCGCCATTGGGTCGGCTCTCACGACTTTACTCCCGGTGGGGCGCTCAGACTTAATCACGAATCCGGCCAGGTTTCTCACTGTGGCCTGGGCCGATTCTTTGCCTCCACTACCGGGTTCTTGCTCAATCCACACTGGGGTTTCTGTCCCGTCTATCTCGGCGGTATTCCGAATGGCTCTCTCTCGCGCCGGGGCTTCCCACTGGCCCCGAACTACGTCGAGAATATAGAACAGATTATCCTCACCGAGTCCCATCTTCACCCCGGCAGTCCAGGCCCCGCCGTCCTCAGTGCCGGCTTTGTCCCAGTATCTCACTGTCGCCTTCATTCTCGGGGCGACGTCCACTATCGTCATTTTCTCCCACTCGAATAGCAGACCTCCGCGAAGTGTCGGATTCTGTTGAAGTTGAGCCGAGGTGTGATAAGACCCCAGTCTCTCTTCCATTTCCTGGACTGCTTCCTCGCCTAATCGTTTCGGGCTGAGTAATTCGCCAGGTTTCTCCCGCGGGTCCGAGAACCCGATACTCGTTGTTTTCCGGAGTTCAGGATCGTATCTCATCGGGAGAATCAGATGTTCCCATCCAGTCTCTTCAGCGAGGAGATAACCCGTCAGGTCTTCTTGATGTACTCTCTGGTGGACGATTACTATCGCGTCGTCTTCTGGATTATTCAAGCGAGTAGACGCTGTTCCTTTCCACCACTCAATGGACGCCTTTCGGGCAGGTTCACTGTCCGCTTCTTTCGCCGATACTGGGTCGTCGATAATGATCCTGTTCCCCCCGAAACCAGTACCAGCAGCGTCAGTCGCCGTGACGACCCTCCCGCCGCGCTTATCGTTCTCATATCGAGTTTTGACGTTCTGATCGGTGGTCATCCGGAATATATGACCCCAGGCCTCGCGATACCTATCCGATTCGATTATCTTTCGACTATTTACTGCATCTCGAGTAGCGACGTCTTTTGCGTATGATGCCGTGAGATATTGCAGCGACGGATAAGTGAGCCATTCCCACGCGGGCCAAGTCTGGGAGATAATCGTCGATTTCAACATCCGGAATGGGATATTGATAATCAGGCGTTTGATCTCCCCCCGAGTTACTGCCTCCAGGTGTTCACAGATCGAATGAATGTGCCAGTTATCGACGAATTTATTACCAGGCTCCAGAACAGGCCAGGCATACTCAACGAGAAACCGGAACAGGGACCGCCGAGCTAGCTCAGCTTTCACCTTCTCCACACTGGGCAGTTGCGAGGAGCGCCTCGAGTGCTTCAAGCTGCGCCGTCGTGAGATTCTCGAGGTTGTATTGAACTTCGATCGGGCCATTCTCTCCCACCAGTTTCAGTCGTGACCCATACCGGGTATCATTCGCCTCGAGTAATTTGATCAGCAGAGTGTCCGAGTATTTCCTGACGTGTCCTACCCGCTGACCCTTGTGAAATACCGGCTCTTCCACACCGATGACCGCCCGGCGATACGCTTCGCCCTCCAGTCGATCGAAGGCTCTCTTGTGGGCGGCCTCGATTTTCTCGGCGAGATCGGGATCGGAGTCGATTCGTTTCTCCAGATAGTCGGCGTCCAGGTTCAGTGCCTCACAGGCGAGAACCAGGTTCCCAGTGGCGACTATCATTCTCAGAAGCGCACTCAACTCCACCGGCCCGAGCCGGCGGCGTTTTTCAATTCTTCCAGACATTACCGGCAATTTACCAGAGTTGTGCTGAGTTGTCCAATTTATTTTCGACCTGCCTCGAGATACTCCCGGTGAATCCGGTCCAATTGGCCGTACATAGTGCGTCTCGGCAGGCCAACCCATTTAGCCACATCACTGGCTGTTTGGCCGCTCAAATAGTACGACCTGACCAGGAATCGGTCATCGCGGGGCAAACCCCGAACAAATAAATCCACTTTAGAAGCCATTTGAGCGTCCTTAGAGGTCACCGCGACAGTGGACCCTGGTAGGACCTGCCCCCGGCCCTCGCGGATCCTCTGGAGCACGTTTTTGCCATATCCCAGGTTGATCCCGCCTCGGGGCGATTTCACCCACCAGGCCCAATGGAGAAATTCCTTGTGAACTGATTCAATCACGAGAGTACCCTCGTTCCTCTTTTTTCAACCGTCCAGTCTTGACGAGATAATCGATCAATCTTCGCCCTTTCACCTCAGATAATCCAAGAAGGTCAATCAGCGGTCCCCGACGGTAAACCTGTCCGGGCTTCATCTTCTCGAGTTTCGCGGAGTAATCCCTGACCACACCATAGAGTTGATACCTTCGGCCCCTCACTTTGCGGAACCCGAGGGGAGCCACCTTCCCATCTTGAATCAAATCCTCCAAGACTTTCACCACTCGGTCTCTCGAGTATCCCAGTTCTTTCGTCATGGAGGCCTCAGTGAATTCGAATTGTTCAGACGCCAGAATACCCCGGGCTACGGTTCGGTCTCGAGTTATCGTCTCCCAGTATATCGACCCATGATCGCTGGTCAGACACCTGACCTCTCCTCTCTTCTCTAAGCGGTCTAGGGCTCGAACGAATTCCAGATAGTCTACTCTTCCACCTATCAAGTGGGGATAAGCCTTCTTCCCTCTCTCCATGTATTCTCGAACCATCTCTTCGTACTCAGAATCTTTCCACCCCCGGGTAGTCGGGATAATCACACCAGTCTCGACTAAACCGTCGAGCTGTCTTCCTAACTCTGCGACTGACAGTCTACAAAGCTCCGCGATGTCGGTAAACTGATCAAGGGAGAGAAAATGGTTCTGTCGAAAATATGAGATTAAATTCATGTCTAGAGACTCCTTTTGCGAAATTATACCCCGACCATCCCGGCTGCCGCGGCTTTGCGGTTTATAGCACTACCCCTTTAGGGGGAGGGCGTAGTAACCCCGCTGCAAAGGCCCTCCGCTCGCAAATCCGCAGCTGCCAGGAATATATGGTGACTTAGCGCGATCCTTTGCGCGCAAAACTCGTATAAGTTATTGGTGCGCATAGGAAAATAGCCTTGACCTTTGCGCAATGTTTTGCAGCGTTGATTATCCATTTTCCACTAACTCTTGACATTGTCACTATTTTGCCTCCTGAGTGACAGTTGAGTGACGGAGTGCACGGTCGGTCCATTCGGCAAGTTCTCTCGGTCGGTAAGCCCCAACGGAGTTCGCGATAATCCGGATGGCCTCAGAGGTGCAGACCCGGTAATCACACCGGCAGAGCAGATCTCGGCCACCGTACTCCCGACGGATAATCCCCCGAGAACGCCACATCCGGTCTACCCATCCGAGTATCTCAGTCTTCGGTCCTCGACGAACGACAGCCATCCCACGAGGCACTCGGGTATCAGGATGCACGATCACCGGTGTGAAGTGTGGCCTGCACAGAGGAACCCACCACGGACGACTCCAGGCCCACTCGAGTGCCGCGTAATGCAGTCTGTGGGCAACGATCACTGACCCCACGTGATATTCGCGAGGGATAACCAGGGGGGGGTTGATCCAGGTCCCAGACGGCAGCACAGGCGTCTCGGGCTCCGGACCACCCCCAGGGATACCCCAGGCCACTTTGCGGACCTCCAGCGCCCTCCAGAGCTGCCGCAGGTAGACCCAGTGGACCAGATTCATTCGGGCCCAGACCGCCCAGGGGTGGTTGATCCACGCAGCATCACGCCCAGTCAGCCACGCGTCTGTGGTTCGGAGAATATCCCCGACGCTGCTAATAGTCAATGAGTGGGGGTCGTGCCATCGAGCGTTGACGTTTACATCCCAGTCGAGGAGATATATATTCGGAGTAGACATTGCGCCCCTCGCGTGTAATTGCGCCACCCTCAAGCCATCCCATCTCGTGATACCAGCGCCAGGTAACGACGGACCACTGGTGGCCCACTCCTGCAGCGGACTCGAACTGCCGGCGAGTGAGTGGCCCATCAAGAAACAGGCGAAGAAATCTAGTCGTACTTAAATTCATTGAATGCACTCGCTACAAGTGGAGAATCGTAAGAACCGATGCCGCGCTGACGAATCACCGAGGCCAGGAACAGGAGTGGGTGATCGTCGTACCCGTCAACAGGACCACCGAGGTGCATCCCGCGCTGGGCAGCGTATGCCCGCAGAACAGTGTACGCCACAGGCCAGGGACAGTCGACGACCACTCCGGCGCGAGCTTCGGCGATATGAACAGAGAAAGCCACCAGGTCCCGAGGGCGATACAGGGCCAGCAGGCCGCGTTCGCGTCGATCGTAGTCACCGTGCAGCATAATTACCTCCGTACTTCTTGACGAGACCTTCGCGGGATAGTTGGGCGAGGATACTCTCGATTCGCCTTCGGCTGAGGCCGGCCCGCTTCTTCAATTCGTTGAGTGTGAGCGAACTCGTCGCGAGAATATCCAGAACCGTCTCGGTGTCGCTATCGGATTTCACCTGGTCGTCGAACCCATCGCGTAATTCCACGCCGTACTGTGGTTCTCCGAACCCGCCCATCGAGAATCGCAGTTCCACTGCGGGGTACATACCGGCCCCACGGAATTCGCGGTTGAGCTTCACTGAGTTCTCGCCGGCCTGGATATACCATGCGGACTCGATCCAGCCGTGCAAAGTCGTAGATCCCAGCATTCGCTGCCCGCCGCGTTTAGATTCGCCGGCCTTGTTGTAGTGGTGGACCAGAACCACTGCGCAATCGTAGGTTTGCTTGATATACAGGCACCACTGGAGGACGGGGAATAAGTCTTGCGCGGAATTGACGTCGCCACTGAACATGAGATATAGTGGATCCAGGTTTACTACTGCTGGGCGGACTCGGTCGATCAACTCCTCGAGGGCTGCTTTGTTGGCGGCGTCGTCGAGAGTAAATCCTTGCTGGTTCACAAAGAAGAGTGGCAGGTTCCGGGCCCACTCGAGGCGCAATCGGCGGCCGGTACCAGTGCGGACATTGCCGACCTCGCCACGGGAAAATGCCAACTTCTCCAGGCGGTCGCGCATGATCCAGTCAGCATTCTCGTTTTGAACGATCAGGGCGGGGCCCCCGTACTCGACAGGGAACCGGCCCAGGAATGGCTTGTCACTGGCCACAGAGAAAAACATGTCGAGTGCCAGTGTGGACTTGAAGGATTTAGGTTCACCGGCGATAATACCGTGCGATTTCCTCATCCAGAAATCCCGGATCATCCACCCAGGACTGGAGGCCGAGGACGCCATCAGTTGGGAATAATCGACTACCTCGAGGACCACAGAATCGATTCGTGTGGGGGCCTCGCGATCAGTGCGGGCCTCGCGAATTTTCTCCATCTCGGCATCGAATCGTTCGTCCTCGTCGGCCCGGCCCCGGTACTTGTTCCAGTCCGAGTCGCGGAGAATTGCTATCACGTCGCGGAGGGGAATCCCCAGGTCGCATAACTCGTGCTCGAGATACCACAGCATATCGCTGCGTTTGCCGACCTGGGCGCGTCCCTCGATAATTCGGATCAACTTCCTGGGGATAGTGGATGCCCACTTCGCCAGAGGGCCCTCGGGAATCTCGCGAACAGTATCCGTGAAATACCGCAGTTCTACGCGGGGTTTCTTGAGATACTTGTAATTCCTCGTCCCCGGTATTCGCAGGACCTGGGTGAGATCCCACCCACCCCGATCGGCGCCGATATAATACGCGACCTGGCGACTCAGACGGGCTGCCTCCTCGGGGTACACGTAATCATCGAGCATCCATAAACCACTGAACCGGCCAGGGGACGTCTCCCACAACACGGAGGGCTCGGCTCGCTTATAATCCCCGTCGTCGATGTCACTCCACAACATACGACTTCGGGCTACAGCTTTCTTACTTCGGCGGGGCTCACTGAACGGCAGGGGGCAGAAATAGCAATCTTTCCCTTCGTTCTTTTTCAACCATCGATCGATTTTCTCCGGTAACTCGTCATTGAATGGAAGCAGGGTGTCCCGCCATGGGACCCTGGAGCTCAGACAAACGAATTCTCCGGGTTCGCACTGGATTGACCAGACGCGCATCAAGAACTCAGTTGGGTTCATACGTTCTCCTTCGTCTGGGCATTATAATTGGGAGGCACTGAAAGGAGTGACTCATGATTATCGTCGAAGGCCCAGACAACTCAGGCAAATCCACCCTAGCCTGGCAACTGGCAGAAGATCTCAAGCGAGTACTGATTAACAATCGACAACGCCCTCGTAACCAGGAAGACATCATCGCGTACTCGCTGGACGTCTACAAAATGGATCAGCGATGGCCCCTGATTATGGATCGCTGGGCGGTTATCAGCGAACCCATCTACGGTCCCATCTGCCGAGGTACTCGCATCCTAGATCCGGGGGTGGGGTGGTTTCTCACTGAGGTTCTCAAACCGACCATCGTCTACTGCCGGCCGAGTGATGCGAGATTACTCGATTTCGGGGAACGTGGGCAGATGGATGGGGTCAAGGAGAATGCGATAGAGTTGATCAAAGCGTATGATAAGATGATCAAGCCGGATTTCGTCTACAACTACGAAACCGATGATTATCAATCTCTACTAAGGAAACTGAATGTCTGAATTGAACGACGTCCTCGCATTCCACAAAAAGTTCGGAGTACCACAACGGGAAGACCCGGGATTCATGAGTCGAGAGATGACCGAATTCCGGGTCAAATTCCTCCAGGAAGAACTCGACGAATTCCGAGAGGCACTGCAGGAACGGGACCTGTGCCAAGCCGCTGATGCCCTAGTGGATCTCGCATGGGTCCTGTACGGAACAGCCCTGATTATGGGAATGGGGGACTACTGGGACAGGCTGTGGAACGAGGTCAAGCGGGCGAATATGGAAAAGGTCAGAGCCACAGACGCCAGCCAGTCGAAACGAGGGACGGCCCTGGACATAATCAAGCCCGAGGGGTGGATCGCTCCTGACCACAGCAAGATTCTCGGAACCCTGGTGATTGTCACTCGCAAGGGTGCATTCCGGGAGGACGGGTCGCAGATACCCGTGCAGGGAGACGTCACTGACTTGTTCATGGATGAGAGTTACCTGATCTATAAAGCGTATCCTCAGGGTTCGCACTGGGAACTGAGGGAGTGCGTTGGTCGTGGATGAATGGAAACAATTGATCTGGGATGCTGTGGCCCAGGATGCCATCTGCTACTCGGGTATTCGCAAGATCATCCCAGACGTCTCGTTCCATGCCACGAGTCTGGATTATCCTCTGGACTACACTGACATCAGTTACACCAGGGCGAAAGGTCGTCAGCTCGAGAGAAACTACTGGGACGTCGACGAGATACAGAGGGCATTCGATACCCTCGCCAAGCGCCGGGACAAACCTCACTCATCGGTGAGTATCACCCTGAAGAATCACAAGAAAGATTCAAGGAGTCAGGGGTTTTGCATGCAGTCGATGATAATCACAACCACCCCGGAGTATTCGTCGATTGACGTTTACTACAGGTCCACGGAGTTGATTCTCAAGTTTCTGGCGGACCTGGTATTTTTCTCGAGGAAACTGACTCCCCTACTTCGCGAGGCAGGGATCACTCCGTCGATTTATAGATTCAGGTTTGCCAACGCATATATCTCGGCCATGTATTTGCCGATTTTCCTGAGATACGAGTCCCACCATCTGGAATTCTTCAAACACGTCCAGGCCCACGATGCTAAGTTCCACAGAACCTGTCTGCTGGCCGCTCGTCGGAATCTGGAGGAAGACTGTCCTTACACATACAAGCAGCGGGTTAAAATGTGGGAATACTTCAAGGAACACGTGGACCCGAAACAGGTGGAGAAAGCATGTTCGAAACTATAGCCAACGAGATTGAAACTCGGCTGAGGGCGGCCCCACTCATCCACCCGACGAGGTGGCAATCCATCGACGTCTCGCATATACCTGAGGCAGCGACATACGAGTTACTCAACTACAGTTTTACCCTGCCTCTACCGACGGAGAACCTGGACTATTATCGGAGTGAGATCAAACCCAACCTGCCCTGGGCCGACGATCACTTCAAGAAGGAACGAGTGGGACGAGACCCTCTGAACCCCGGCCAGGAGTGGCGTAACTGGCCCTGGGCGGTCGCCGCGAATCGGCACAGGAGACCTGGTCAGGAGGACCCCATATTTGACCACAGTTACGCCGAGAGATACTGGCCGAAATACGCCGGGAGGACGCCAGGAGGAAAACTGGCCACAGACTATCCTGACTTCCCGCCCCATCGCGGGATCAGGTGTGATTATGGGGACCTGGACGACCTGGTGAACGCCCTGGCGAACGAACCCCTGACCCGGCAGGCGTACCTTCCGGTGTGGTTCCCAGAGGATCTGCAGGCGATTAAGGAAGGCAAACGGGTCCCGTGTTCCCTGGGGTATCACTTCATTCAACGTCATCATGAATTGCATGGGGTGTATTACCTGAGGAGTTGTGATTTCGTCAGACACTTTCGGGACGACGTCTACATGACCATTAGGCTTCTCTTATGGGTTCTGGGTCAGTGTCGACTTGCAGCTCCACAAGAGGAATGGATCGAGACGAGACCAGGTACCTTGACCGTTCACATTACTAGTCTTCACATGTTCAGGAGGGACGCATGAAACCAATGTTAGCCGCTACAATCAAAGATATCGATCAGTTGAGGTATCCATTACTCGCCAGTCCCAAGCTGGATGGCATCCGGGCTCTGGTGAAAGACGGGGTGGTAGTTTCCCGAAAACTCAGACCCATTCCGAATCAGTGGGTGCAAGAGAGATTCTCGCATCTGGAGGGCTTCGACGGAGAATTGATATGTGGAGAACCAACAGATCCTGACGTATTTTCTCAGACCCAATCAGCGGTTATGAGAAAGAAGGGGCCCCCAGTTACTTTCTGGGTATTCGACAATTATCTCTGTCCCGAAGGGTTCTGGCGAAGATATTTCTCCATCCAGCGTACCCCTGTTCCGAGTTGGTGTCAGATTCTGAACCATCATCAAATTGATAATTTAGGACAACTACTGCGGTTCCAGAAGAAAGCACTGAGTGAGGGGTACGAGGGGGTGATGCTTCGTGACCCTAGTGGGAAGTACAAATTCGGTCGGTCTACATTTAAGCAGCACGGCCTGATGAAACTCAAGGTCTTCGCGGACGCTGAGGCCCAGATTATGGGATTCGAGGAGCAGATGGAGAATACCAACGAGGCCACTCGAGACGCTACTGGCCGAATCAAACGAAGCAGTGAGAAATTTGGGATGGTCGGAAAGAATACTCTGGGGGCCTTGAAGGTAATCGGGGTCTCGGCTTTCAGAGGGGTGGAATTCTCGGTTGGGTCTGGTTTCACGGATGAACTTCGGGATGAGATTTGGAGTAACCTGCCCCTGTATTCTGGACGGATAATCACCTTCAAGTATTTTCCAACCGATACCGAGAGGCCCCGGTTTCCGACATTCCTGAGGTTCAGAGATGAGAATTTCTAGAGATCAGTTACTGATTGAGGTGGCCAAACTGATGGCTCAACGATCCACTTGCAACCGGGCCCATGTTGGGGCAGTGATTGCCCGCGAGGGACGGATAATCTCCACAGGGTATGCCGGGACGCCGAGTGGCCTGCCCCATTGCACTCCCGAAAACTGCAACGCTTCGGCACCCTGTCATCGGACAGTTCATGCGGAGGCCGGGGCGATAGCTTACGCGGCCAGGAACGGGATAGCAGTGGAGGGGGCCACGATTTATTGCACTCACAGTCCCTGCCTCGAGTGTGCTAAAATACTAATCAACGCCGGAATCAGGAAGGTGATATATGACCAAGCGTATCGTAAGACGGAAGGCCTCGACCTCCTCAGGGAAGCAGGAATCGAAACTCATCTGTTCGTTGTGTGATCATGCGGCCAGTCCTCGACTCATGGGGACGGGTTCGGGAAACGTGGCCATTGTTCTGGGGAGTCCCTCTTACGCCGAAGACACTGAGGGGGAATATGGAGTGGGACCAGCGGCCGGTCTTCTGGAATCCTTACTCGATGAGGCCGGAATTGAAGAGTACTTTCTCACCAGTGTGGTCAAGTGTTATCCTGCGGATCAGAAAATCTCTGCAGCAGATATTAAACTGTTCAAACCCATCCTGGAAGAAGAACTGTCGGGGAAGGACTTCGTCTTGGTTCTGGGTGCCACCGCAGTGAAAGGGGTATTGGGCAAAGGGAAGATCACCCAAATCCATGGTCAACAATTCCCTCGGGGTGAAGCCACAGTGGTTCCTACGTTCAGCCCCGGTGTGGCCCTCAGAGACCCGGCGAAATTAGTGCCCCTGAGGAGGGACATTCTCAGGTTCGGGAAACTCGTTCGGGGAGAACGTGAACATGAGAAAATCCATCACCAGGTGATCCGCACTCCGGATGATTGGAACATTTTCATTGAAGAATACCGGGAGTCTCCGGAGGTCGCACTTGACATTGAAACCACTGGCCTGGACAGACTAGCGGAAGGGGCGGCGATCAACTCCATCCAGGTTGGGTTGTCCACAGGAAGGAACTGGGCCCTGCCCCTGGCCGCTCGGGATAGCCCCTGGAGTCGGAGCGATCAAGAACTGTTCATGAATACCCTGGTTCGGGAATCCAAGGACAAGAAGGTCATCGGTCAGAATTTCAAATTCGACAACCTTTGGATTAAGACTCATTTCGGGATCAAATTTCATTTGAATTTCGACACGATGTTGGCTCATCATGTCCTGGACGAGAATTCTCCCCACGGACTGAAGATTATGTCGTCGGTCTACTGCGACGCCCCTAATTATGACGTCGACCTGAAGACAAAATTGGGACAGGGGAACATGGGAAAGTTTTATGAGTACGGTTGTTATGACGTCTACTATACTCTCAAACTCTACAGGATATTCCGGAAGAAGTTTCTCAAGGACCCGTCTCTGAGGAGACTGTTCTACCGGTTGGTTATGCCCACCGCCCGAATGTTCGAGAAGGTGGAGGAGGGAGGGTTATTCATCAACGTAGATAAACTTGACGAAACCGAAAAACGTCTGACTAAGAAGAAAGGTCGGATACTGAAGGAATTGAACGAACTGGCTGGCGACGAAATCAACTGGAACTCCCCTACCCAGATTGCGAGACTCTTCTACGAAACTCTGAAGATTCCCCCACTGGAGTTCACAGCCACAGGGAAACCCAGCACGGGAGAGTCTGTTCTTATGAGGACCGAACACCCCATCGCCGAAAAACTGATTGAGTATCGGTGGGTAGAAAAAAATCTTTCCACCTACGTATTGGGGTGGAGAAACCTGATGCATGGAGATCGTCTGTATCTCGGGACGAAAATCCACGGAACGGTTACGGGTCGATTCTCTAGTCGCCTACACCAGGTTCCTCGAGATCCGACAATCAGGAGTCATATCACCGCCCCGGATGGGTGGACTTTCGTCTGTGCTGACTATTCTCAAATTGAACTTCGCCTAGCGGCCATGTTATCCAATGATAACAGGATGAAGTTAATCTTTCAAACCGGGGGTGATATTCACAGACATACTGCGGCCGAGGTCCTGGGGAAGCCTGATAGTGAGGTGACCAAAGACGAGAGGAAAATGGCGAAGGCGGTCAACTTCGGATTGGTCTACGGGATGGGGTGGCCCAAACTGGTTATTTACGCTCGTGACAACTACGGTGTGGATATGACGAACAGCGAGGCGAAGCAGTTCCGGCGTAGGTTCTTCGAGCTGTATTCAGCCCTCCCTGTGTGGCACGAAAGGCAGCGCAGGTGCGTCCGCGCATTCGGGCAGGTGGTATCCCTCTCCGGTCGCGTCCGGCGTCTCCCTGGCATCGATAGCAGCGACAGGGGGATGCGCGCAGAGGCTGAACGTCAGGCCATTAACTCCCCCGTTCAGGGTTTCGGATCAGGGGACCTCAAGGCAATGGCGATGGTGGAAATCTCTGATACGTTCAAACCGAAGGTCCTGCAAATCAAAGGAGAGGTTCACGACTCTATCCTCATGTGGGTTCGGACGAAATTGTTGGACTCCACACTGCCCCGGGTGAAAAAAATTATGGAACAACCTCATCTTCTGGAGACCTTTGGTATTAAAATGACTGTTCCCCTGGTGGTGGACTTTGAGGTCGGACCCTGGGGTGAAGGGAAGGAATGGAAATGATTGAAATCTACTGGCCGGATGTCCTGGTATTCTCACATTCAAGGATCAAGTCATGGCGTCGGTGCCAGATGCAACATCACTACAGATACTATCAGCGACTGAGGAAAAAACTGCCCTCTCGACCCCTGAAGTTAGGAACCGCCGTTCACAAAATGATTGAGGCTCAACATGAACGAGGGACCTGGAAACCCGAATTCAAACAGTTCGTCAAAGAGTACAATCGCCTATTCGCCGAAGAACGGGCTGAGCTGGGGGACCTCCCCACGGAACTCGAAGGAATAATCAAAGGCTATTTCTCCTGGTACAAGAAAGACGGTCTGTATTATCCGAAGAGGCGACGAAACAGGTCCACGGAAATAGAGGTTCGTGTAGACCTGGATGCCCACACTCAGTTCCTGGGTTTTATCGACGCATTTCCTCAGGACGCCGAGGGACGAAACTGGGTGATGGATCACAAAACCTGTCGAACCATTCCAGATGAGGACACCCGGTTCGCAGATTTGCAGTTAGTCGTCTACCAGTGGCTTCTCCCCCAGCTGGGCTATCCCAAACCCGACGGGGTGATCTGGGATTACCTGAGGACGAAGGCCCCGGCGAAACCCCAACTCCTGAAGAATGGGGAGTTATCTAAGCGGAAGAATATCGACACGACATACGACGTCTATATGTCAACGGTGGAAGAACTTCTGGGGGAGGAATCCCTGGCCGATTACGAGGAATTCGCCCAAACTCTCAAAGGGAAGGAAGACAATTTCTACCGGAGGATCCCTCTGCCACATCCTTCAGATAAATTAGTGGATTCTGTGGTGGAAGACCTACTTAGCACGATCAAGGAAATCAGAGAGAAGGGGCCCACCGCCCAGGTGAGAAATATGACCAAAGACTGCAAATTCTGTCCCTACTATAATTTGTGCCAGGCCGAGGTCCGGGGCCTTGATTCGGACTACATCAGAAAAACGGAGTACTACGTGAAGGAAAAGGAATGAAAAAAGTTACGAGAAAAAAGAACCCCACAAAATACGGGGACATTATGAACAGAATCCAACCGGTTAGTTCAATGGGACTGATCCTGGCAGCACTGTTCTATGGTCGGGCGGGGACGGGTAAAACCACACTATCATCTACATTCCCCAAACCTCTGCTGCTTCTGGATATTCGGGAGAAAGGGACCGATTCAATCTCGGATGTCGAAGACGTCGATGTTCTCCAGGTCCAGAGTTGGGTGGAATTCGAGCAGGTCTATTGGTTCTTGATCAGCGATAAAAATAAATACAAGACGGTGGTCGTGGACGCGGTGTCTCAGCTCCAGGATTTCGCAGTGGAGGAAGCCCAGGGAGATAACCCCGGAGACATCATTTCGAAGCGTCAGTGGGGAACCGCCGCCGGGAAACTCAAGACCTGGATCATCAACTACCGAGACCTCGTAGACCGGGGGATCAATGTCGTATTCCTGGCCCACGACCGTGTACACGATTCAGACGAGGGTGAGGACGGGGAACTGTCCCCCTCGGTGGGCCCCCGACTTATGCCCTCTGTGGCATCGGTCCTGACGGCTTCGGTCAAAGTCATCGGTAACACCTTCATCCAGGAGGTCACCGAGAAAACTGGGAAAGGGAAGATAAGGAGGAAAATTGCCTATTGCATGAGAATTGGTCCACACGCATACTATGAAACCAAGGTTCGACAGCCGAAGGGGAGTTTCACCCCCGGAGTCATGAAGAATCCAGACTATAATAGTATCGTCTCCCTGATGAAGGGGGAACTCAAACCGGACAAGCCGGTTATTCGTAAACTCAAGAAAGGTAAGTGAAATGGCACGCAAATCCAAAAAGCGCGGTATCTCGGTTGACTTCAGCGACACCGAAACTTCGGCCGCCATTCCCGAGGGTGATTACGTTCTCGAAGTGGACGAGGTGGAACAGAAAACCTCAGACAATTCCGGAGCGGACTACCTGGCGATCACGTTCAAGGTCGCCGAGGGTCAGTTCAAGGGCAAGAAGGTGTGGCATAACTGCAGTCTCCAGCCACAGGCTCTGTTCAATCTCCGGGGGGTCCTGGAGGCCCTCGGTTTCGAGGTCCCCCAGGGAGTTATGGAATTGGACCCGGCTGACATGATCGGCGAGAAATGTGGGGCCACAGTCCAGATCGAAACTTACGAGGGACGAAAGAAGGCCCGAGTGGTCGAATTCTTCAACCCCGATGAAA